ACTCGCTGTTGGTAATGATAAAACACCACTTGTCGGGAATCCGACAGTTGTATCAACTGTCATCACAGTTGAACCAATAGTAACTGGATTTACAACACGAGTTCTGCCTGGAACTACAAAGTCACCATCAATTGAATCTTGAGATACAGTAATTTGATAATAATGTTCTCCACCATATAAAAAGTCCTTAACATCTGATATTGCACCTGAAGCACCCTGAATATTATTATCGTCCTCATCTTTATCTTGAAATAGAGTTGATCCTTTTAAATTTCTTGGATCTCCTGTAATTGGTTTCACGACAAAATCTTGACCGAAACCATAATCAGCATCAGATGGTTTAATTAAAAACTCAGATGGTTTGATAATATTAACTTCTTCACCATATAATGCTCTGAATAAAATTCGATATGATTCCTCTGTTCCTTTTGTGCGGTAAAAGTCTTTAATTTGACGAATAAACTTAACTTGATCAATATCGCTATCTAACTTACGATTTTCAAAACCGCTTGCATAAGTTGTTTTAAGTTTATTGAAAAACTCACGAATAAAAAGATTTGATAAATTATGAACTTTACTTCCACCAGTATGTGCAGCTCCAACAGATGCATTAAATTCAACAAGATCTGGTCGAGTAGGTTGATCTAAATTCGATACACCACTGAATCCACGAACACAACCAGTAAATGAAGTTGTACCAACTCCTGTATATGTAATAATCTCATCATCAATTTTAAGTAATCCATATTTACTTGGATAACCTTTTGTACTATCAACAAAAATTGTGCTTGAAAAAGACTGAGTATCTGTTGATAATCCAGTAAATTCAGTCAGTGCAGCACCGACATAGGTTTGTAGTTTTGTATATCGATCTAAATTTTCAGCAATATTTGTTGAACCTCCCTGATATTCTTGGGAAATGTAATATTGCTTCATGAAATCCACAAAAAGTGGGCTTTCTGTTTGCACAAACTCAGGTAACTGATTTTCAATTACCTGATTAATTTCGACTCTTTGTATTGATGTGTCAATCATTAATATCCGCCGCCAGAGCTAGATCCACCGCCACCACCCGATGATGTAGGTGTGCTGGTTGTGGTTGTACTTGTTGTGGTTGTACTTGCGTATGTTCCACCAGTTGTAGTGGTTGTTGAAGTTCCAGACGCTGTTGAGGGAAGCAACGTAGTGGTGGTTGAGACTGGAGAGTTTGACTTACGAGTAAATGTTGGAGTATAATAACTATGAATATGAGGAAATCTTGATCCTGATGTATTTTCACCAGATGCGATTACATCTTCAAACATGTTAATGGTGGTATTTGACATATCAAGTTTAATGTATAAATCTCGAAGACCAACAACATCATTTGAGTGAGGAATTGCTTGAATTTCAACCACGTTATTTGCAATTACTGTTGATGTTATATTACAAGTATCTATAAGAACTTCACCAATCAAATATTTAACCGTTCCAGCATTTTTCTTAATAATATTTGGAGTTCCACCCTCTGTGTATGTGAAGAAGAACATACGACCTGTTTCACGATCTACAACCTCATCAGCCATATAGACAGTGCCTGTTACGCCTTCAATTGTAAATCCAGTTGAAACAACATTGTAAGCTGACTCCTGACTATGAATATGATTACCAAAACAAACCTCATATTGAGCAAATTGTCCAATTACTGCTTTTAAATTACGTCGAATTGTGACGAGAGTGATATTTGATGTGATTGATGAATCAACACTATCAACTAGTGAGATGGCCTTACTGTATTTGAATCGACCACCAAACTTATTCACATCAATTGATCTTGAATATTGAGTTAGTGCATTTGAAACTCCAGTCTTAAGATTCTCGACATTATCATTTAGACTTGGATTATAATATGGATTAACTTGAAGTTCAACATACAAGTATTTAAGATCAAGAAACTCTGGCACGATACCAGCAACTGCATAACTCTTTAATTTTTGAATTAATTCTCTTTTTGTTTCATCTGATAGAAAATCACCATTTCGAGGTTTGACTGAGATGAATACTTTACCAAAACGAGGCGGAGACATCTCCTCACCACCAAATGCTGTTACAGATTCAACGTTTGGATAAATGAAACCTAAAACTGATTCATAATCAGATGACGTAACCGCACGATACTGTGAAGAATAGATTCGAGGTGCATAATACTTGATTGAAGAGATTGATTCAATATCATCACCATCTCTTGACTTTTCATCCGTTGTAACAAGACTGATCAACGATGAATTGATTGATCCACCATCTTGATTTGTGATATTTCCAACAAAACTAAACTCAGATGCACCATTTCCACCTTTTCCATCTGATACAATATAAGTGACTGTGATGACATTTGAATTATTCAGTTTTTTACCAATTACATTGTCACCAAATATCAATTCATATCTCTCATCTTCAATTTCCTGTAATAGATAAGAATTTGATGTTGATGTTACACCTACAATGTTATCGATTTGTTTGTATGTAACAGAAGAG